GCCATGTAAGTCCTCAATATGACAGACTTAGAGATGCTAGAACTACTTTGATGCGTTTGCATAATGACCTTCTTTGGAATAAGGAAACTAAATGAACATATTTTATATCGACACCTGCCCTGTCAAGGCTGCACAAATGCAGTGCGATAAGCATGTAGTTAAAATGATTTTAGAATCTGCACAGATGCTTTGTGCTGCCCATCATGTTGAGGGTGATGGTAATGTACCTTACAAGCTGGCTCACAAGAATCATCCCAGCACTGTATGGACTCGCACTAACAAGAAACATTATCAGTGGCTTTGGGATCACATGATGGCTTTAGGTAAGGAATATACTGAGCGTTATGGTAAAGTACATATGACTATCACTAAGTGCGCCGAAGCTCTCAAGAATCCTCCTGAAGCTGTGTCAGATATTGAATGGACTGATCCACCCCAGTGTATGCCAGATGAGTGTAAGCGTGAGACTTCACTGGCTGGGTACACTGAGTATTATTTTAATTACAAACCAAAGGTTATTGATATGCGCTGGATGGGAGTTAAGTATGCATAATTTATTTTATAAAGCTATCAAGTGTCAGCACGATGCGCTAGATAAAATGTTTCCTGAAAGAAACTGGCCTGCTGGCGCTGTTGAAATCCCTTCCCCGCATGTAGTAGAATCTATACGCTTGCATCGGAGGGGTCTTGACTTTGATGAGATTGCTGCTAAAGTTGGTAGACCTCGCCGCTTGGTGGCAGGTATTGTAAGAAGAGCAGGGTGTAGATAATGCAAAATGTAATTGATATGTGTAACCATATACTGTATTATTCCAGTGCGTATTGCGGCTTTGAAGAACCTAGTGATGAAATGAAAGCCCATGCACAGCATTTAATGCTTGAACATGGTGAGGAATTCACAGTCAATTTTGCTAGAGTTTATTTACAAATACAATGGGAGTCTTTGAATGAGTGCTACTGATCCAAGAGAAGAATTTTGTAGTGAAATAGATGATTGGTGGTGCCAGTTATTTGCACTGCGAGTCGGGGCTAGTCCACCCTCAGACAGAATTAAACATCGTTTTATTTCTTTTGTAGAAGAACGCTGCTCTGAAGTAGGCTGCTGGAAAATTAAAGATGGCGACCTTTCTATTATGTTCTCTGAATTTATTGAAAGGCTAGGTGAATGGTAGAAGATATATTAAAACTTAAAAGTTTCTTGCTTAACCCTAAGCGCAGCGATGAGTTTAAGACTTGGTATTATCTTGACGGATGGCGCATGTGTACAATTAAAGTTGGAAGTAAGAAGTGTACAGTAACGCCAATGTTTGGTAGAGGTAAAATTAATTTAACTATTAGAACCTTAAAGGAGGAATTAAATAAACTTTATTGGTACGCTGCTAAGTGCCATGCAAGTAGAGGTAAAAAGAAAAGATCTTTACGGTGGGAAAGCGATTACGCTTGACACACCTTGGGGATCATGTTAAAGTTCGCAAACCAAAAAACAACGGAGTATTAAATATGGTTATTGAAGGCATCGCTTATTGGGCTAGTGTCACTTCCCCTAATACTACTTACGAGCCTTGCTATACTGTGAATCTTGTAGTCACTGATGAAAAAGCTGACGAGATGAGAGCGCAGGGAATCAAGGTGGTAGATAAGGAAGAAGGCCCGACTGTCGTAATCAAGCGGAAGGTCAACGGCCCTAATGGTATGGTAAGATCAGCACCTAAGTTGCTTGACCGACAAAAGAATCCTATGGATTGCAAGGTTGGTAACGGCTCGAAGGTTAAAGTACAATACAAGCCTTGGGAAGTTAACCGTAGTGGAACCGTCTATCGTGGACTAGACTTTCAAGCAATGCAGGTTATTGATCTTGTAAGTTATTCAGTCGATGGTGGTGAGTTTGATATTGAAGATGATGAAGAGGAGAACTTAGAACTATGAGTGACGAAGTTAAAAGCACTGTGACTTTCGAGGATAAAGAGTATAATGTTTCCGATCTTTCTGATCGTGGGCAAGCTCTTGTTGGACTCATTCGGACAGTCCGTGAAGAAGCTTCAGAATTACAGTCTAGATTGGCTGTGCTTCAGGCCGCAGAGATAACGCTTTCTAGGGAGTTAGAGGAGATACTCAACGAACCTGAGCAAGAAACTCTTGAAGGTATTGACTAAGTTAAAGGGGCTGTAAAAGGCCCCTTCTTTTTATGTGGAGATAATTAATGGCATTTGTAAAGTTTCATCAACCTTGTCCTTTATGTGACAGTAGTGATGCTGCTAGTATTAATGCAGACGGTTCTGCTTACTGCTTCAGTTGCTATGAACGTATACCTGACTACGCCAACCCAGAGGAAAACGTGGAAGATTTTAAGACTTACAAAAATAATTCAATGAACAATAACGAAGGTTCATTTACTGCATTAACAGATCGCGGCATCTCCCTTGAGACTGCTAAGAAATTTGGAGTTAAAACTACAGCAAAATCTGACGGTTCAATTCATTCTCATATGTACCCTTACTACATTGCCAATGAAATAGTTGGCACCAAAGTCAGGGACTGTACCTCCAAAGACTTCTCATGGCGAGGCTCTCCTAAAGGTACAATGTTGTTTGGTCAGCAGATATGTCAGACGGGTGGTAAATTTATTACTATCACAGAAGGCGAGTGTGATGCTATGGCGACATACGAAATGATGGGTTCCAAGTGGCCCGTAGTATCTGTTAAGAACGGTGCTGGTGGTGGAGTTAAAGATGTCAAAGAAAACCTAGAGTTTCTGGAGTCCTTCGACAATGTGGTTATTTGTTTTGATAACGACAAAGCAGGTAAAGACGCAGCACAAAAGGTAGCAAGGCTATTCAAGCCGGGCAAAAGTAAAGTAGTCCACCTACCTGACGAGTTCAAAGATCCTAATGATATGCTTCGCAACAATCGTGGCGCTGCTTTCATGGCTGCTTGGTGGGCAGCTAAGACTTATACACCTGCCGGTGTCCTTGACATCACTGAGATGAAGGAAGAGTTCTTTCAGAATGATGAGAAAGAATCTATCCCGTATCCTTGGGTTGGCTTGAATGAAAAACTATTCGGTATCCGTCAGGGTGAGCTAGTCACTTGGACAGGTGGATCAGGCTTAGGTAAGTCTAGTGTAACCAGAGAGCTTGAGCATTGGCTACTGAAGACAACCAATGATAATGTAGGTATCCTTGCCCTTGAGGAGAACTGGAAGCGTACAGTGTATGGCTTACTTTCTATTGAGGCAAACAAGCGTTTGTACATAAAACAAATTAGGGATGAGCTACCTGCTGGAGAACTATCAGGATACTTTGATAAACTACACGATAAGGAAAATGCTCACCGCTTAATCGTACATTCCCACCTTGGAGTGCAGGATGTAGAAGAATTGTTTTCTAAACTTCGCTACATGATTATTGGTCTAGACTGTAAGTGGGTTGTAATAGATCACTTGGGTATGATGACATCCGCTATGGGCGAGGGTGATGAGCGTAGGGCTATTGACAATATCATGACTAGGCTTCGATCCTTGGTCGAGGAAACTGGTGTAGGTATGATGCTTGTGTCTCACTTACGCCGTGTCGATGGTAACAAGGGCCATGAGAATGGTGTTGAAGTATCGCTGTCACACCTAAGAGGCTCCAATGGTATTGGTCAAATATCAGACTGCGTGATTGCACTTGAGCGTAACCAACAATCTGATGATCCGATTGAGGCTTCAACAACCCGTATGCGTATCTTGAAGTCTCGCTATACTGGAGAAGTTGGTTTGGCAGGGCACTTGCTTTATGACAAGGATACTGGTAGACTCAATGAAATATTTGTAGAAGAAGAAACAGGTGAGGAAATAGAACTTTGAAACAATTAGTTTTCGATATTGAAACTGATCCGATTCCCGCAACTAAAATATGGTGTATATGTGCAGTAGATATTGACACAGGTGAAGAGTACAAGTACGGCCCCAGTGATCTTGAAGAAGGGTATAAACTTTTATCCTCCGCTGACAAGCTGATAGGCCACAACATCATAGGCTTCGATGTACCTGTACTTAAGAATATATCGGGAGTTGATCTTACTGATAAGATCCTCGTAGATACCCTTGTGCTTTCAAGATTATTTAATCCGGTGCGTGAAGGTAATCATGGGCTTGAGCGGTGGGGCTATGCACTAGGCTGTCCTAAGATTGAGTTTGAAGATTACGATAGCTTCAGTCAAGAGATGATGGACTACTGTATGCAAGATGTGCGGTTGAACAAAGAAGTCTTTGATGCACTGAAGAAAGAAAGCAAAGGGTTCTCTCCTGAGTGTGTAAACATTGAGATGGAGACTTACAAAATAATCTGCGCCCAGCGAGAGAAGGGGTTCCTTCTTGATGTTGATAAAGCTTCTGCATTACTATCTGAAATATCCAGTAAGATGGATGATGTAGTAACTACGGTACATGAAAGATTTAAACCCAAAGAAGAAACCATGTGGTTGTACCCACAGTACAAGAAAGATGGTACACTATCTAAGTCAGCTACTACAAACTTCGGTAAGAACACAAGGCTTACTGAAGATGAATTTGAAGCTTTGAAAACTAATAAGAAAGTTGCAAGGGTTCAGGTAACAGACTTTAACTTGGGTTCACGTAAACAGATAGGTGAATATCTTATTCAGTTTGGTTGGAAGCCAAAAGTATTTACACCTACTGGTCAACCACAAGTAGATGAAAAAATACTTTCTAAAGTAAAAGATATTCCTGAAGCCAAGCTTATTGCTGACTATCTCATGTATCAGAAAAGGGTTGCTCAAGTTGAATCATGGCTAAAGAGCGCCGATAACAACGACAGGGTAAAAGGTTTTGTAAACAGTAACGGTACTATTACAGGACGCATGACCCATAACAGTCCTAACTTGGCACAGGTTCCAAGCAGTAACTCACCATACGGGGCAGACTGTAGATCTTGCTGGACTGTACCTAAACAACACAAGCTAGTTGGTATTGATGCCAGCGGCCTTGAGTTGAGAATGCTTGCACACTATCTTAATGATGAGGATTATACTAATGAAATCGTTAACGGAGATGTCCACACAGCTAACCAAAGATCTGCGGGACTTGAATCAAGAAGTCAGGCTAAAACTTTCATCTACGCCCTCTTGTACGGAGCAGGAAATGAGAAACTTGGAAGTGTGGCTGGAGGAGGTGCGAAGCTTGGTGGCAAACTTAGAAAATCTTTCTTCGATAATCTTCCATCATTCAGAACTCTTACAGATAAAGTTGAAAGAGCAGCAGCAAAGGGATACTTAAAAGGTTTGGATGGACGTAAGATATTTATCAGGTCTAAACATGCTGCGCTGAATAGCTTGCTCCAGAGTGCTGGTGCTATCGTAATGAAGAAGGCCCTTGTAATTTTCAATGAGAAAATAAAAGATCTACCTGCTGAGTTTGTAGCTAACGTGCATGATGAATGGCAGGTTGAGACAGCACAAATGAGTGCTGACACTGTAGGCAAGCTTGGTGTTGAAGCAATCATTCAAGCAGGTATTGAACTTAATTTAAACTGCCCACTGGACGGAGAATATAATGTCGGAAGCAACTGGTCAGAAACACACTGATAAAGAATATAAATATAAGTTTAACGGTAAGTATGCTGATGGTAGCGTATCTTTTAGGCACGATACCGAACAGTCGCTTGAATATGTTAAAGATTATTTAGACTTAAAAAATATCAAATACGATATTGAAATAAGGGCAAACATGCTTTGGGTTTATCACGAAAGTAGAACTTATTATTACTATTATACTACTGGAAGGTGGGCACGTTATTATAAAGGCCATCGTCCAGATAAACACTACCGCTCTAAAGGAATTGTTGATTTTATAACTAGGTTTGTACTGGAGAAAACTGATGACTAATATAAATCCTAAAACAAATAGACCGTATTACTACAAAGACAATCCTGAAACTGTTAAGGCTAGGGATGCACGAAGGATGTGGGTAAACGGTAAAGAGATTTCAAAGTCTCATCCGTTGCACAAGCCGGGAAGATATAAAACTCTTGGTGACGCTGCCTTTAGTTCTTTAAAAGGATACGAAACTGTTAAGAGTGGTTTTATTTATATCATGCACAACCCAGCTTTTCCGGGATGGGTTAAGGTAGGGATGGCTATTGATGCCGAAGATAGAATAAAACAATTCCAAACTGGATCTCCCTATAGGAACTACTCACTTGTAAAATCTTATAAGGTTGCAGACAGACGTACTGCCGAATCTAAAGCGCATGAGGCTTTGACTGTGGAAGGTAGGGGTCGTAGGGGCGAGTGGTTCTATATGGGATCTACTGTGGCTGTATCTGAACTTGATAAACTATTCCCTGCTGGAGAACAACTTGAACTCTTCTAAAAATCTAAACACTTTAGTTCAAGATATTTACAACACTCTTGAGCCTCTTTGTAACAATGAGGGTATTGATTTTCCTGATGAAGCAATTGAAGAGCTTGGAGATAATATAAAAAATATATTCTACGAGTGGAAAAATCCCAAGCAGCGGAACAACGGATTTACATTACGAATGTCTAATGTAGGTAAACCCGCTAGACAATTGTGGTTTGAAAACAAAAGTCAAGGATCTGTTTCTGATATAACACCGTCTACCTTCATTAAGTTTATGTACGGTCACCTACTGGAAGAGATATTACTTTTTCTGGTTACCCTATCAGGGCATGAGGTTAACTCAGCCCAGAAGGAGGTGACAGTTGAAGGGATAACAGGCCACATGGACTGCAAGATAGATGGTGAAGTCATAGATATTAAGACGGCATCAGGTAGAGCCTTCCAAAAGTTCTCTAATGGTACACTAGCAGAAGATGATCCCTTTGGTTACATCGCCCAGCTTTGTGGTTATGAGGCCGCTGAAGGTACGGACGGCGGTGGGTTCCTAGCAATCAATAAAGAAACGGGTGAGCTTGCCTTATACATCCCAGAAGAACTGGATAAGGTAAATATAAAAAGTAAAATAAATAACTTAAAAGAGTCTATTGCGCTTGACACACCACCTGAACGGTGCTATGATCCTGTACCTGAAGGTAAGTCAGGCAATATGAAACTAAATAAGAATTGTTTCTATTGCAAGCACAAGTTTTCTTGTTATGCGGATGCTAATGATGGTGAAGGATTGCGAACCTTTATGTACTCTAAAGGCCCTGTATACTTAACCGAAGTTAAATCCACCCCCAGAGTAACGGAGATTGTAGATGAACTCTAGAGCTTGTAAAGCTATCTCAAGACATTCCGATGTGCTACTATTAGAATGGTTGAAAACTCTTGTTCCTGAGAGCGACCACGAAAAACTAAATGTAAATAACTTAGATCAATACTTACCTGACACTAACTACTTTTTTGTCAACAGAGAAATACGTCTCAGCTTTTATAGCCCTAAGTGGGTACGTAAGGGGCTTAAGAAATTAGTAAAGCGTGGGCGCGAGTTAACTTCTATAACAATGACTGACTTAGAGGCTCTTGCAAAAAGCCATCAGGTGGCTGATGAGTACTAAAAAGAAATCACCCA